CGAAAGGGCCCCCACGCAGTGCAGTCACTGATCGCTTAGCGATCCTCGTCTAAACAACGAGAAACATACCAGAGGAGTTGATGGCCACTGTCTTCTGTCGGAACTCGACGAAGAGTATTTCGTAATTTGAAAGTACAGGCCAAGTACAAATCCACCACTAACGGTAATATTACCGCTAATGAGGATTATGCACCTGACCTCAGTGGGACACAGGTTACTGTGTCGGAAAGTCATCCCTTTCGTGGCAATGAATCAGCCACGAGAGACGATCTCGGAGGTCCGTTTTTCACGTCAAAGTCATACGTTAGCAATAAGCGAAAGCATATTGTTAAGGATATGACCTACACGTTTAAAACATTCTCGGGTGCGACTATTACTAGGTCCTGGAAAGGACTTAACGTAGCCTACCATCCGAGAACACTTGGCAAAACTGATTTCCCGCCTTCAATTCACTCTTCAACGAGTGCATTGAATGCAGCGGGAACTACAGCTATTGCCCGGTGTGCCCCCGGGAATCCTCCTGCCGAAGCTGCCACATTTCTCGGAGAAATTGTTAAGGACGGTTTCCCGTCCATTCCAATTATCCGATCGTGGGAACAGCGCACTAAAGCTGCTCAGGCCCTTGGGTCTGAGTACTTGAACGCGGTGTTCGGTTGGTTACCAATGATCAATGACATCGATAAGATGTCAGAGACCATACGTCACGCAAATAAAGTGCTTGCACAATATGAGCGTGACGCTGGTAAGCAAGTCCGGCGTCGGTATGAGTTCCCCATCGAAACGAGTCGTGAAGAAATAGTCCTTAGCAATAGCGCCGGTCCGGCGTATGTTAATGGCACATTCTTCTACTCGTTAGGGAAGTTGACGAAGATAGTTGAAACCTATCGTCGCAAATACTTCAGCGGAGCCTTTACCTATCATTTGCCTACGGATTACGACTCCCGTAATGCACTTGATAGAGTAGAACTCCTATCCAAATTACTTGGAGCTGAAGTGAGTCCAGACACAGTCTGGAATCTTCTTCCCTGGAGCTGGGCCATTGATTGGGTTACCAACGCAGGAGATGTTGTAAACAACCTCTCCCAAGTTGCCAATCAAGGCCTGGTTATGCGCTATGGGTACATGATGGAACATACCATCGTGAGCCATACCTATAAGCTCGAAGGACTGGTCCTTAATGGACCAACCGTCTCGGGTATTGCTACTCGAGGAGGTCCCTTCGACACGAATACTGTCAGCTACGTCACTGAGACGAAGCAGAGAGTTCGTGCTAACCCCTTTGGTTTTGGACTGACTTGGGACGGCTTGTCACCGTTCCAGGCTTCCATTGCGGCGGCTTTGGGATTAACCCATCGCCGTTAGCAGTATTCACTGCACACCACAATAGAGGCCAACAGGCCTCAACAATAGGAGCATGCCTATGTCATTCGCCGATCCGCAGACCGTCACCATCTCCGGTACCGCGATCTCCCTACCCCGTACGAGTACGGGGGACGGAAATTCCCGGTATCTGAGTGCCGACGGCAGGGTTCAGCTCAGTGCGTCCTCGCAGTATAACAAGAGGACGCGCCGAACCCTACGGCTCGACCATTCGAAGATCGCAGCGGACCCGTTCACTGCCGATAACACGGAGTACTCCATGTCGGTGTACCTCGTGTTCGACCTGCCCCCGAAGGGGGTGGGCTATTCGGCAACGGATGCGCTCGCAGTGTATCAGGGCTTCAAAACCCAGATCACGGCGTCTTCGGATCTGCTCGTCTCCAAGGTTCTTGGAGGGGAGAGCTGATCTGAATCGCAATCGTCGAAATAAGGTAATAACTCTACTACTCGCAGTTTTATGCTGGGATGTAGTAGTGCTGATAATTTATTTTATCAGCAAGGCAGACGCTCAGGACTTTTGTGCCTGGGCTGAAGGCCTTAGTTATTGCGCATGATATTAGGCTAAGGAATAGTTAACCTCTATTAGGAGGGCTATTGAAAAGCCTAATATTGCTCTGGCAAGTGATCGCGTATGAATACGCGGTCAGATGTAGCACTAGCGCCACCAAGGACTGGAAAACAGTCCTAGGTCGGTCGAAACACGAAGGGCTATCGTTTCTCACGATAGCCTTGCCTACCTTTGGAAAGGACTTCGAAACAAGTCTTGACCAAGGGTATGTAGCTCGCAACCTGTTCAGCGGTTTCGCTTTTCAGGCAGGTCTCCCCCGATTTCTCGGAGGTTTCCTCGAGCTTGTGTTCGACCGGTGTGACGGTGTGTTGTTGGATAATCCCAACATTGAAGCAATCCAGGCTGTCCGACAATTAACACAATTGTCCGGCAAACTGTTCCTAGTGAGCAATGATGCCCGCCAGGAAGCTGCGATGAAGGGTTATATCCAATGTGAGAAGGAAGTCAGAGCTAACGATGCAAAGATTTCTTCATCTATGATGAAGGAATTTAAGCGAGTCAGCTCATTGCTGTACGATACTGTCATGACACGAATCGATAATGATTTGTATTATGGCAAACATCGTCCAGCACATGGTCCAGGAGCGACGGCGGACGGACTTCGAGGAAACTCGAAGTTCCGCCAACGTGAATGGCCTGTGCGCCTCGAGGAGATGTTTCCAGCAATGGAACATCTTCTACCCTCTCCTTCCTATTGGGAGGAGCTGGACGAGGTTGACTTCCTCGAACCCGGAGCTGAGAGACCCGTAAGGATTATCTCAGTTCCTAAAACGATGAAGACCCCGAGGATTATCGGAATTGAACCAACTGCCATGCAGTATGCACAGCAGGCGGTTCTACCGTTAATCATTGACTCCATCACCAAGGATGAAACCTTGGATTGGATGCTCGGTTTTGACGACCAAGAGCCTAACCAGCTCATGGCCGCCATCGGATCTACTGGTTTAGTAGATTTGGCTACACTAGATCTTAGTGAAGCCTCCGACAGGGTCTCCAATCAGCTTGTGCGATGCATGCTCTCCAACTTCCCTTGGTTTTCCAAGGCAGTTGACGCATGCCGCTCGCGCAAGGCTGACGTACCTGGCCACGGAGTGATCCGTTTGGCCAAGTTCGCGTCTATGGGTTCAGCACTAACCTTCCCGATTGAGGCCATGGTCTTTTTGACCGCAACCTTCCTTGGGATAGAGGACGTGCTCAACACCCGACTAACCAAGAAGGACATTAAGTCCTTCAAGGGCATGGTGCGTATCTACGGAGATGATATTATCGTCCCCGTAGAATATGTGCATGCAGTCATTGCGCGACTAGAAGCTTTTGGGCTTGTAGTCAATCGCAACAAGTCTTTCTGGACTGGTCAGTTCAGAGAGTCTTGCGGTAAGGAGTATTATGAC